ACAGGGTTATCGGAGTTTAAGAAATTCTTTGATTCTTTCTCGAAGTAATTATGCATACCTCTAACATCAGACAAGAACGCTGTTCCGTCCTGAGCGAACTTCATTGACTTACCATTAAACACGTCAATCCAATAAACTGCCTTACCCGTATTAACTAAAGACCATTGATGCTGATTACCTACATTAGTAGATATGTAATCAATACCATCTAACGCTGGACCAATACCCGTAGTTAATGTATTAGTTGTTTCACTACCTAAAGCGGCTCTATCAAAAGCTCTAAGTCTTCCAAAAGAAGTTTCTTGCCATGAGTATATTTGATTAAACAAGAAAGCTGATGAGCTAATACTTCCATACTTACCCGTTAAATCTTTGAAACTATTTATTTCAAATTGTCTCCATGAATCTATTGGGTCACCATAGAACTTGTTTAAAGTATGCCTCCATCTTACAGGGTATTCATCTATATTTTTAAATTCAAAAGGCCTACTATTAAAGAAGTTGTTTAACTCTGAAAATGTCAATACATCGTTATAGTTAAACTCTTCTATTAAAGCACCTGAGCTATCAGTAAATAAAGCATCGCCCCAATTTGTTGAATTAGGTGTATCGAACTCTATCCAAGGCTTAGCACCAACATCAGTGTACATTGGGTTTTGAGTTGATTCAGCTTGTCTTAAAGAATGATTAAGAGTACTCTCAAGAGGAAACACGCAAGCGTATGATACATCTTCATCAGGAGTATCATAACGACCATACATCCTTAAAAACCCAAAGTAATCTAAATAACAATCACCACCATAAATCTCTATATCATCAAATATATTAGACACAGGAACAGAGAAGCTACTATTACCAATAGGCTGAAAGTGTCCGGTAGAAAAATATATCGTTTGCTCTATTGAACTATTAGTTAAACCTCCATAAGGATTTGAATTAGGGGTAACGTAGTTACAAATAAGATTACCAGCTTGCGTACTATTTGAATAAGAACTTGAGCCACCATAATTAAATATGGCGTGCTTAGAACCATTAGTGAAATCACTATGCTTATACAGCTGAGTGTTAGGTTTACCCCAACCATGATAAAGGTCATTATCTCCAAATCCTTCTGTATTTCCTGAAGGAGCATAAACATCAGTCCTATATTCTAATCCATTATGAAAGTCAACACCTACTTCAACATCATCAATCTGAGAACCTAAGCCTGATATAAATTGTTCTTCAATAGAAGCCTCATCACCATATCTAGGATGAAAACCACCAGACACAGCATCATGATAAGGATTATAACTTCTATACCATTTACTAACTACTTGCGGAGACTTATCATGATTACTTGGTTGTTCATCCATATACGTAACATGAACACCATTGTTTATTCCACTCTCAGTCTCTAGTGCTGATGGAGACTTATAACAAGAACCAACAACCCTTAATCTATCGACTGTCTTAACAGTTGGCGTTTTGCTTGATTGAAAATCAGTCTCAGGAAAATATAATGTTGACCAATTTTCTTTAGGTCTAAATTTTGTTCCTGCACTATCTGTAGCATTAACACCAAATAATTCAAGTCCACTACCGGCATCACCGTATCTATGGTGAGCAACAGGATGAGGTCTTATAACTGTTGATGGCGCTCCAGCTGGGTCTAATACCGTAGGCATCATTAACCCTTGAGTTATTAAACTTACATCTCTATCTGTCCTTACAATAGAAAATCCACTAATCCTATCAGATATAGCAGATAAATCAATACCACTTACACTTAAACCCATTACTCTTAAGTGAGAATAACTCGTTGTGTGATAAGGGTCATTCTCAAGAATAGGGTCACTAACTAATGGCGTATGATTATAATCATTAGTTGGTGACGCAGGAATAGATAAAGAACCATTTACAACACCGTTAGATGTTCCATCTAGCTTTAACCTTTCCCATGAATAGTCTTGGCTATACTGCTCAGGAAACTTAAAATCAGCTAAGTGATAAGCAAAGTATGGATAACCTAAAAGGTCAAATAGAACTATAGCAAATCTATAAGATTCTCCTCTAAAGTAACCATTAAACAAATTATCTACTTGAGTGCCTTTATAGTTAATATAATCATTAGTGACGTTATAGTCTTCAAGAGATGACTGATTCATTCTCTTTTGTATATTCCCACTAGGGAATACTTGCTGATGCGTAACCGGTGGATTGTTTAGATTAGGAGTACCTAAATCTCTAGTATCAGAAAGCATATCTCTGAACTTTGGAGTTAAAGTTAATCCAGCTAAAGCCGTCTCTATTTCGGCATCAGTAACAAAAAGGTTGTTCTCGTTAACGTTACCGTAATAAAGGACATCATCCTTCATCTCTAAAGTCTTAGCTCCCGACAAACCTTGAAACCTCTCAGCTATTTCGTCTAATAAGACTGGCTCACCACTATTTATAGAATGGGTAAATCTTACTACATCTCCACCTACTGTCTTGTCTACAACAGTATCAATGAACATAGTAGACTCATCAACAACAGTATTCGTAGTAGAATATAAATAAGCAACTTGGATTCTATCGAACCTTTGGTCAATACCTTTTATTTCTATTTCGTTTCCTTTACCTGAGTTGGTGCCACTACCTTCCATCTCATAATTATTCCAATTGTCATTATCAACATCATCAGAGGTAACGAATATTTTCTTAGTCGGAGTAGTCCAAGGACTAGCGTAACCATCTCTAGTTAGAAGTCTATAGGTGTATTGATAAACACCTGTGAAAATACTACCACTAAGAGTTTGGTAAAATTTAATAATACCAGGAGAAAACTCAGCTTGAGAATTAATACTATGAACAGTTGAGGTTACGGGAGTATAAGCAGAAACATCGTTTCTAGTTGATGACTTATCAAACTCAAACGTAAATACACGTGGAGGATTTGAACGAGGAGAAACAGTACTAACACCGTCCACCCAATATACTCTAATTGTTTCGTCATTTTCATATAGAAACCTTGCGGCTATTTGATTTTGAGGATTAAAATTAAGAAGTTCTGAATTAATGTCATTCTGATCATTGAATAGAGTTTCATAAACACCATTACCTTCTGAGTCAGTACCTAAGATACCTATCTCAGAATATGCTAAGTCCTCTCTAACAGAGAATATTACCTTGATGTTACCATCTCCTGCATACCCTATTGGAGTATAACGATTAGGGTCACCACCACTATCGGCATCTAGAGTGAATGAGAATGAGTTACCATTATCCTCAACCCAATCAAAAGTACCGATTTTGTTAAACATTAACCTACCATTGATGTTGTCCACCATTGAATAAGCCGATATGTTAGATGGGTCATTATCCCTACTTAGACCTTTACTAAATACATTTTTACTTATTTGTGTCATCAGAAAAATTTCTTGTTAGGTAAAGGTAATAATTGATTAAGCATGTTCCCTAAGTATTGTAACTCAGCAGGAGTTGGTAATTCATCATCACCTCTCGCTTGAGCGCATAGGTCATACCATCGTCGTTCTAACCTATCATGAACACCAGCTGAAATCTTTCCATTAACGAAGTCAGCAACTTTGTACTGCCACATTAAGTATTGTTGAACAGCTTGCTCATGAGATTCAGCAATCTCAGGCCAACCCTCTTCATCTAAAGCAACACCTTCGTAAGATATTCCTACCTCCTCAATATTAGGAGTGTTAACATAGATGTATCTGTTCTTCATTGAGAATACTATAGTGTTCCCTTGAAAATCACTTTGATAACCTGTATTCCCTTTTACCTGAGCCGTAATGCCGTTGTTTAGTCTTGCCGAAGGAACAGACGCTAAATGAACAGAACCTCCATTAGAGGCTCCCTTATTCCACATAGTGAAGTTTTTCTTAGATAGTTCTAATTCCATGTCGTTATACTTCATAGCGTTAAACTGAACTAAATCATCTGGAATAGAAGCTCTCATGTTATTAAACTGAATAAGACACTCCTTGTGAACATAACTATTAGAAGTTCCAATAAAGTTCTCTGCTTCTATTGCCCATCTAGCAAAGTCGCCTATGTGAGAGTTTACATTCTTAAGTCGTAAGTTTCCTACGACATTACCTATAACTCTCTTGATTGATATTTTAGCACTCTCCATATTATCTTACTTTGTAAATGTGACCTTCTTTACTATTTTTCTGTGTTCTTAAGGCATACTCAAAACCGTTGTTAACTCTTTTCATCATCTCAACAACATGTTTCCTAGATAACTTCATTTCAAACATTCTCCACTTCTTTCCACAATCCCAAAATAAGAAATGCCAATAACCTTTAGTAAAGTAATCATCAGTTCCTTCGGGAATATAGTACTTAGGTTCGGACCTTGTTATCTTAGTTTTCACTATCCTTATGTTGCCGAATCTATTATACAAATCATAAGATAAGCCTCCAAG